GATCAGCTCATCCGACGCTGCCTCGCCCAGCTCCCACATCAGGTAGTGGCTCTCGTTGCGCGGATCGGCGTTGATCGTGACCGACGCCTGGCCGGGCGTGCGCAGGCCCTTCTTGTACGTGCGGCTGTTGGTCTCGGACAGGCAGGTGTCTTCGATCTGGTCCGCCGGGTTCGCGCCCGGATTGAAGTTGGTGATGCACTCGATCTCGCGGATCTGGCCATTGATCAGGCCGTACAGCTGGGTGCCTTGCGTCAGCATGCTCATGAATGTCTCCCTGCGGGCATAAAAAGACCCCGCAGTGCGGGGTGTGGGTGGGTGAAACGGACGAACGTCTTCAGCGCGGCACGAGCCAGTCCACGTCAAACGAGTAGCGGTACAGCTTGGTTTCGGGGTCCATCACCTGGTCGCCCCAGCGGGTTACGTAGGCCTGTCCCTCGATCGCGTCGCGGATCGCCCGGGCCGCGGGCAGAAGCGACACGGGGTCGTCGTGGTAGACGTCGATCTGGATCGTGTAGCCATCCACATCCGGGCGATTGCCGATGTACTGGACGGGCCCCTCACCGGGGAGCGTCTGCCAGACGACGTAGGGACGCGGCGGCGGCTTCTCGACCAGTCCGAAGGGATAGACCCGTGTGGGGTTGGTGCCGAACAGAGCCAACACCGCCGGGCTGGCTTTGCAGGCCTCGAAGATGGGGGCGATCACTTCTTTGCTCCCTTCGCCTGCTTGGCAAGTGCGCGATCGAGCGCGCGGTTGAACTCGAGCGCGAAGGTGTCCACCGCCTTCTGCCCGGCCTGCTCGGCAACCGGCCGCAGAATCGGGCGGGCCGGCACCTTGGAAGTGCCCAGCTCGACGTGGCGCCAGTACCAGGTGTCGCCACCGGGATTGCTGGAGCTTCCATCCGTGGCATACGTCTGTCCCGTGCGGCGCTTACGGCGATTCTCGCGGGTTCTGCCGTACTGCCTGGCACCGCCGAGCACACCCAGCCGGAACGCAAGCTGCCCGTCTCGCTTGAATGCTCGGCCGTCCCAGCGCAGATCGATGTTCTTCCAGATCGCCTCGCCGGTCTCATGATCGTCCAGGCGTCGGGCATTGCTCTGTGCCTGAGCGCGCAGGACGGCGGTCGCCTTCCGCAGCGCGGCGCGACCGCCCTTGGCGTTGGCTTCGTTCTTCAGCTGGGCCATCTTCGCCTTCACGCCGTCAAGGCCGCTGACGTCGAACCGGATGTTGTCAGCCATCGTTGACGCCCTCGCTGCATGGCAGCGTCATGTATTCCAGCCCGCTGACCGGATCGGCCAGCACGCCGTGGACGTTGTAGACCTGCCCCCTGTGGATGATGCGGCTCTTATCGGTGACGCCGACACGGTGCCGGATGGTGATGCGGACGGTCACCTCGCTGTCGATGGCTTGGGCGGCCACGAACTCGCGGACGGATGCCGGCACGACTTCGGCGAACACCGTAGCCAGATCGGCCCACGTCGTGATGGGTGCGCCGGATCCGGGATCCTGGCTCTCCACGGGGTTCTGTATCAGCACCCGGTGGCGGAGGCGGCCGGCGGCGATCACCGCGGCTTCCCGCTCATGTAGGTGCCCGCCTCCGGATCAGCCTCCACGTCCTCACTCTGGCAGACGTAGTCCATCAGCCGGTTGGTCGCCTCCGCGTTCTCCGCCAACGCCTGGGCGAGAGCCATCATCGCCTCGGCCTGAGCCAGTTGGGCTGTGGCCGATGCCTTCAGCGCTTCCGACAGCTCGTTTTGCTCGTTCATCGGCAATCCCCATCCATTTCAACAGCCAGGCACGGCGCCGCTGGCAACCCTGGCAGGCCACGTCAAACCCCGAGCCCGACCCGGTAGGGCCAGAGCAGGCTGCGGCTGCCTTCCTTCATCTCCGACACGATGGTGCCGGTGATCACGTTTTCGCGGTTCGCATACAGGTGCCCGAGGGTGAGCAGCACGGCTGCCCGGATCGCGTCATTGACGACGATCGGGTCGCAGCCTGCGGTGCCGTTAAGCACCGCGGCTGCCAGCGCAGCCTCGTCCTCGTAGACCCGACGATTCAGGAACTGTTGAGTGGCATCCTCTGCCGCTCCACCGTAGAGGGTCAGCATCTGGTCGTCGTCGCTATCGACCCGGCAGTGCTGCCGGGCCTGCTCGATGGTCACCAAGCGCATGGCTCAGGCCTGGGGCTGCGCGGCGGCGATGGAGGCCATGGCAGAAGTGAGTGCCTCGATGACGCTCTTGCGCGCCTTCTCACCCTTGGCCTGCTCTGCCTCGAGGCCGGCGGCCAGTACATCCGCGTCGGCCACCTGAACCACGGCGGCGACCACGTCAGCTGCGTTCTGGGCAACCAGCGCAGTGCCTGCCGAACTGGCGCTCACTTCCTTGGCAGCGTCAGGATTGTCCGCCGGCCCAGTCGATGCAGCTTCAACCGGGCTCGGCGAGCTGAGTTCCGACTTGTTCTCGAACTCTTGGCGCATCTTGTTTTCCGCCTTGGGCGCGGCTTTTTCTTCGGCGGCCGGCGCGATCAGGCCCAGAAGGAGCAGCTCCTTTGCCCTTCGCTCGCACCCTGTCCACTCCGTGTTGCGGCGCTGGTATCCGTTGGGGTCGTTGAACCCCTTCTTGGCGATGTACTTCATGGCATTCTCCTGTGGCGGGCCCGAAGGCCCGCCACCTACTTGCGCCGCTGCGGGCCGCTGGTTACGGGGTCGAGTCTTCGAAGGTGCCGTGCACGAAGGACTCCGGGCGGTAGACCGCCAAGGCCAGACGCTCTTCAGCGCGGATCGTGACCATGTTCTTGCGGAAGTTGTCGCTGTCCTCAGTCGAGACCTCGACAGCGGCGTCCTCACGGTCGAATACCTGTGCCGCGATATCGAACGCGCCGACCAGGAACTCGCCCTCGGGGATCGCGGTGGAGTCCACGACGGGCAGCTTCCACATGCGCGGCTGGCCGCCCTCCACCACGTTGACCCAGATGTATCGGCCCTGCTCGTCCTTCTGCAGTTCGATATCGGCCCAGTCGACCGGGTTCAGGGCAATGCCGCTCGCACGGTACTCAGCGACACGAACCTGGAGGATGGCGCGGCGCAGGAGGTCGATCTTCGTATCGCCGGCCTTGCGCAGGGTCTCATCGAAGGCAGTGGCCTGCGGAATCAAGCCGAGGATATTCTGCCCAGTACCGTCACCCGCCAGAAGCTGCGCTTCTTCGACGTACTTCAGACCGTAGATGGCGCGGCCATTGATGTAGCTCTGCAGCAGCGGAATATCCGCCAGCACCTGCTTCGACGCCAGGAACCAGTGAGCCAACGTGCGCACCGGCGTCTGCTTCAGCTCGAAGGACAGATCGGACTGCGGCTTGAGGGTCGTCTCGGCCACCGCGGCGGCCATGTTCTGGAAGCCAGATTCCTGCACGAACTCGACCGAGTTGGACGAGGTGCGTCCCGGCATGAGCAGGTCGCGGATCGTGAATGGGCGATCCGGCCCCGCCACGATGCCGGGAACGCGAGTGGGCTGAATCCCCGCGCCGACGCCGCCGGTGCCGGTGGTGGCACTGGTGATCGACGTGACGGCCTTCAGGTTCATTCGGGCAATACCACGCCCCTTGGCGGCCAGGCCGGTGAAGTCCTCGGAATCGGTGAACTGCTCACCGATGGACTTGGCGCCATCCGGATCATTGGCCGCCGCGCGGCGCGCGAGTTTCTGCTCGACCTCGAGCAAGCGCGCGTTGATCTCAAGGCCGCTCTTGGAGAGAAGCTCCAGCGCGCCCTTGGTGTCGTCCAGGATCTTGCCGTGCTCCTTGATCTCGTTGGTCGCCTTCTCGGCGAACAGCTTGATCTCGTTGTCACGCTCGTTGAGCTGGCCGATCAGGCCCTTGAGTTCGAGCTGGTCGTCAAGGTTCTGGGCATTCTTCAGGCCGCGGCCGATGGAGCTGGCGAGGTTGGTGTATCGGGACATAGTGATTCCTCAGAAAGTCGGGAGGGTGAGGCGGCCAAGCTGATTGGCCATGCCAGTGATTTCGTTCGCCGTGCTCCCGGACTCACTCCGGTCCAGCAGATGCTTCAGTCCACGGTTGGCGATAACCGTGGACTGGCTTTTCGAGAAGCCTGCCTCGCGCAGGAGCTGCTCAAATTCGGGAAGGGTGGGAAGCGAGCCATGCGCGAGCTTCGACTTGATGGCGTCGACACGGGCATCGTCATTGGCGGGGAATGTGACAAGGGAGATCTCCACGAGGTCCACCTTCTTCAGCAGCCTGACGCGCTCCTTCTCGTCCCAACTGTCCTCACGCACGTAGTAGCCGATCGACAGGCCAGAGACTGCTCCGGCCTTCATCAGGGCGTGAGCCTCCTTGGCACGGGCGACGCCGTCCAGGATGAGCTGCCCTTCGACCTTCAACCCGTGCGCGTCTTCTACCAAGGACGTGTAGATGCCGATTGGCTCCCCGGTGCGGTGCTGCCAGAGGACCGGCACCGGCCTTCCCTTGGCTTTGATTTCCGCCAAGCTCTCGGCAAACGCACCTGGCATGACGACTTCTCGATAGCTATCCACGGTCTCGAAGACGGAGCCGTAGCCAGAGAAAAGGCCGTCATTACTGACGGCCTTCACGGAGAGGTCGAAGTCCCTGATCTTCAGGGACGCATTCTTTCGATTCATGGGTCTTTCCCGTTGTCGCTATCGATTTGAAGCCATGCGAGCAGCGCGGATCGGGCCTTTTGGTCGCCGGTCGTACCACCCAGTTGATCAAGCGGCACAAGATTGGACTGCACGGTGAGCACATCACCGCCAGGTAGCGGTGGGAGGTTCTCCTTGGCGCGTCCTTCATTGCGGGTCAAGAAGCCGTTCTGGGCCATCGTTGAGTAGAACTGCGCCCGTGCAGCGCTATCAGCGCGCAACAACCCTTCGACAGCAAACTCTGCGAAATAGACGGCTCGCTCCGCCGGCGCCAGCAGATCTTTCCGAATGGATTGCTCGATGCGGCGCAGCCAAGGCGCGAGCGAGAAGGTCAGGAACCCGATCATCTGCTGCTCGATGCCCGTTCCCCAACTGGTCGATTTTTCCGAGTGACCTACCATGAAGGGAGGCACGCCGAACCACCGGCAGATCTCTTCCACATTGAACGCACGAGTGCCAAGTAGCTGGGCGTCCTCCGGGTTCATCGGCACCTGCTGATACTTCATCCCGGCCTCGAGCAGCATGGTCTTGCCTGCATTCATGGCCCCAGAGAACTCAGCCTGCATGTTCGTGCGGAAGGTGTTGCGGTTCTCCTTGCTGAGAATTTGATCAGTGCTGAGAACGCCGCCGACGTTCATTCCGTTGGCGAAAACCTTCGCGGATGCCTCATCTGCCGCCATCGCGGCGCCGAAAACGTGGGCACCAGCCTGGATGGCAGAGACACCCATCGTTCCATCCACGCTGAAGCCACGGATGTGCCACATGCTCCCTTCGCCGATGACTCTCTGCCGGCCGTCGGTTCCGGTGTAGCGGTACTCCAGCTCGCCGGTCGTGAGCCGCCTTACAGCCACTCGCTGCGGCTGAAGAAACTCCAAACTCACCAGCCGACCAGCACTGGTGGTTTTCTCTGCGTAGGCGTTTCCCCACAGAAGCAGGCTGACCAGGACAACTTCCCAGAACTGCACCGCCGTCATGTCGGCATTGGGCTGGTTGTGAAGAAGCTCGTACAGGGGATGCCGAGGCGCAGCTGCGCGAGTCCCATCCGGCTTTCGTTCGAAGAAGCCAAGCGGGAGTGTCGCCAAGGTCTGAGAGATCAGGCGCACGCATGCCATGGCCGCAGAAAGCTGCAACACGGTCCGGTGCGTCACCGATTTTCCGGCGGCGGAGCCACCGCCGTTCCAGGCAGACCAGAAATCCTCATCGGTCAGGCCGATGGGCACGCCTAGCCATTTCAGAACCGATGA